GTGCATCTTCGATAGAATCCTTTAGATTATTAAGTGATGGACTACTGAATTCTTCTATCATTTGTTCTGGTCTAAGTGAATTGCTTTCTCCATAATACCTTGAATTTCTTTGGATGTCAAGTTATTCATCCAACTCCATTCGGGGTCTTGTTTATCCCATTCAACGGTAAAAGTACCATCTTTATTTTGATTGATTTTCAGAGAGTTGTTGTTCATTGTTGGAAAGTTTCAAAGTTCTTTTAATTAATTTTGCATATTTAACTTCCGTATCGGTATATAATTCTGGGTTTGCTTTTGCTCTCTTAATCAATATCTTAGCTGCCTTTTTATCCTTCATCAAATAAGTTAAGTTATATTAAGAATTATTTAGTATATCAGGAATTGAAGATATTTTTAATGTCTCCTGATACGGATGTGCTATCCTTCTTAATCTTAACTTTTGTCTTAAATCTTTCTTCGTGTTCTGCTAATTTCATTTGAACAGTTATCATTTCATCCTGTAATCTCTCTATCCTTTCATTCTGCTGTTGTATATGTTCTTCAACCATAAAGTTCTCCCCACTCATCGGGTCTTTCACTCTTATCTCAAACTGTTCCTCTGGTGTTAATCTATTGCGATATGGATATAACCAATCTTCTACTTCAGAAGCTATCATCCATAAAAATTCTCTTATGTTAAATAATATTTTCATTTTTTCCACTCTGTATGTCTTTTATCTATATCTAATGATAACATAGATATTAATGTTTCGTATGGAATCCAAGCAGGGTCTTCATCTAAAAATTGCACTTGGACTTCTTTTATATTTTTTTGATAAAATCTGCAATAAACAGTTCTAACATTTTTAACAAAGGATAAAGGATTATTCATAATTAATACTTTCTCCCATTATAAAACCCCTGACTAAAAAAGTCAAGGGTTTGTTTTTTATGTTACTATCTTAAGAACGAATTAAAACCTCCTTACATATTCTTTTACATTCTGATTGTCTGTCGTCACATTCGACTAGGCACTCGTAATATTCTGTGATTAAATCGTTATCTTCATCATAACCATTGAGTTGATTTACTGGAATTAAGTTGTGCATTTTATCGAATAATAGTTGAACTAATTTGAATCATAATACAGGAGTTTTAGTGCATCTTGTTTCTCCTAATTCTAAAAATATTTAGAAAATACTATCTACAAATTCAGATATAAGTTAACAAAAATTTATGCCTACGCACATATACCTAGTCACGTTGTCTCCAATCATCTGACCTATCTGGTCGAAACCAATCAACGATGTCATCTGCACCATTAAATCCTCTTTTAGGTTTTTTGTTTGGATTGCCTATGTCCAAATATTTAAGGCACGAACCATCGTCATCTGTTGCTAATCTTCTTGCTTGACTTAACATACCTCTGGCACTTGTATTTGCTTTTGCCAACTTATTTGCCCATATCATATCTTCTAACGAAACTTCAGTTCCAGCTGCGATGTCTTTGCAAATCGCTTGTAATCTTAAACGGTATTGGGTAGATAACATAAGGTAAATTAATAGTTCACATTATTTATTTTAATATTTTTACCCTAGTATTAATGTATTGTTATGAACACATTACCGCCATTTTGATAAAGGTTTTGTTTCAATTAACTTAGCGGTTTCAAGGTCATCACTTTCATCTGGGTTAGTATGATATGTGACTTCTTTTAATGTTCTAAGGTATTCTAAAACGTGTTCTCTTATCTCCATCAAATCTTCATAGCATCCTTGATTATATGCACATCCACGCAAGTCGTGGTCAGGTTTCAGTACTGATTCAGTAAATAAATCTAACGCTCGCTGATACTTTTGTGCGGAAGTTTCCACTCCATCAATTGAGTTTTGATCGTGCATTTTTCTTCTCCTTTTGAATACCTTTTTTTATGTATATCATAGCACATTCAAAATTCTTTGAGAAGTGTTCTATGATACCATTGTGGACTATGGCAAACTTTCTTCCGTTTGATGGTACTGCAGCCCACATACCATCTTTAGATACCCAACCATTTGGTTGTCCTACCTTTGCATCAAGCAAAGTCAGATTCTTAGTTGGATAAAAAGATTGGTAGTTGTCTCCTCTTGCCATTAAAATACAGCAGTAACGCTAATTACTCTTGCATTTGGATTTCTTGCAAGTGCAACTTGCCTTGCTTCCTCATAGTCAACTGCTCTAACTTCTTCGTTGAACACTTGACCTGCAACATAAAGTTGTACTCTACAACGCATTAGAAAAACCTCCCTTTGGCTGCAAATTTAACGATTGCAAATGATGAACCAATACAAAATGTCATCAATGCAAGTGTGAGAACAAATCCTTCAATCATAGTATCTCCTTTGTTTACTCTTCTATTATATTATATCTAAGATGTTTATGCAAGGCTCTTGTGCCACTTTGTTAACTGGTTGATAATCTTGTATTCTTTTCTGAATTAAGTTACCATAGTCTTCATTAAGTTCACACCCAATATAATGACGATTAAGTGACTTTGCAACTGCAGCTGTAGTTCCTGCACCCATAAATGGGTCGATTACTGTGTCTCCCTCCTCACTCCCTGCGAGTATGCAAGGTTCAATCAAGTCAGGTGGATATGTGGCAAAATGTGCTTCACGATATGGTTTATTTGTTACTGACCAGACAGATCGTTTATTCTTTGTTGGATATGATTTTGTAAGTCCGCTATGTGGTTGTAGTCCTGTTCCTTCGTTGTGATATTTTCCGTTTGTTCTATCTCTTGTTCCCCAATCTTTTGCGGGTTCTTTGATTGCTTCATTATCGTAGTGATATTTTCTATTTTTACTGAACAAAAATATATATTCGTGTGACTTCGTACACCTATCTCTGACACTTTCTGGCATTGGGTTAGGTTTATGCCATATAATATCCTGACGTAGATACCACCCATCATTTCTCATTGCAAAGGCAAAAAGCCAAGGTATTCCAATTAAATCTTTTTCTTTTAATCCATCTAATTTATTACCTCTTTTATTACATTCATCTGGTAAGTCTTGTTTTGTTTTAGATACAGATTGTTTCGGGTATGATTGACCTTTTCCTGGTCGATAGTTATAATAACTATCTCCTAAATTAACCCACAAAGTTCCATCATCAGTTAAAACATCCCTGACACCACGAAATACATTTACAAGATTTTCAATATATTCTTCGGGTGTTTCTTCAAGTCCTATCTGACTATCTTGTCTAATTGCACCACACTTCGGGCAAACAGTTTTGTATATTGCATCGCCCACCCCTGCCATTTCATCGTGATTTTTATGTCCAGTAATACAATTCTTAGGATTAACTTTAGTGTCTCTCCTATGATTACAATTAGGGTCGCCACCTACCCACGTTGCTGTACCATAATCTCTAAGTCCGTAATATGGTGGGGATGTCACGCAAGTTCTTGCACTCTGTGGTAAAAATTCACTTAATGTATCCTTACAATCTCCAAATAAAATTGTGTCTTTCATCGTTTTAAAAATTCATTCAAAATCCAAGAACTACTGTTCATTTTGTCATCGCCACCAACACCCCACTCAAAAATAACTCTGTCATTCTGTTGGAATTTAAGATATTCTGGCACGTTGGTATTAACTCTGTCTCCTCCATTACAGTATATCACTTTATCATACATTTGTAAACACTTGTAAATTGCCATATTAGATGAGTTGTCTGTATCATCATAAGTGATTGTTAAGTCAACTGGTTTGAGTTCCTTAACTATCGCTCTTCTTTCTCTCATAGGTAGGAAATACTTTCCTTTCTTACGAATTAACCAATCATCAGAATTTAATCCCACACATAAAGGTGTGTGTGGATATAATTCTTTTGCATTTTTAAAGTATGAAATATGACCGCTATGTATTGGGTCAAATCCACCTGTGACTAATACTATCTTACTCATCGTGTTATAATTGTTGTAGCTGCCTGTCCTTTGTTGAAGATAGTATCGACTACTGCTTCAACTTTTCTTGCGGTAGTAATACCAACATTAGAGTAAACTGGTACACATACAAGACCAAATACTTTGTCCGCATCGCCCTTACGAATAACTCTACCGATTGTCTGACTAATACCTATGTAGTCCATCGAACGCATAAACAATACTGCTTCAAGACCATTGACATTGATGCCCTCTGAGAGTATGCTGTGATGCAATACAACAAACTTTTTGTCTGTTCTACCCCACTCATTAAGTGTATTAAAGAAAGTCTCTCTGTCAACCTTCTCTCCATCAATCATAGCACCTGTCTTTGCTGTGATAAACATATAGGAGTAACCACGAATAGCAAGTTGCTGAACGAAATCTGTTTGAGAAACAAGTGCAACAATCTGTCTGGTTGACTTGGGACATATCAATACTTTGTCCTTATCAAGATTGTCAATCGCACCAATCATTTGCTCATTGTCTCTGTCTGCAACCAACTCATCTTTCTTGAGTATTCTTGAACGATATACCTTGACTTTAGGTGGTAGGATGTAACCCTGCTTGACTAACTTTGGTGCAGGTACTTGACATATCACACCACCATACACCTCTGTCCAGTTCATCCCTGCCTTGACAGGAGAACGGCTATGCTTTGGTGTAGCAGTAAAGAAATAGCATCTACCTGCATACTGAGAGAAGTAATCAGTAGCAGGGAAAAAGTTTTTCTGTACTGAGTTGTGTGCTTCATCAAAGTAGATAGTATCAACCATAATACCACTTTCTTCAATCCTGTGTAGTGAATGATAAGTTGTAAATATAATAGTTCTACTGAAGAAATTTACTAAGTTCTGCTCAACAAATCCCTGTATCTCAAGTGGATTAGTGGTGTTGAACATACCTTTGATTTTACCACTATGAACGTGCATCACATCTACATCATTGTATTTCTCATCAATGATTTCCATAAACTCTTTGCATAATT